GGATTGGCTGTGCGGATAACCGCATCACCACCAAGTTGTAGTTCTTGTACATCCTGTGGTAAAACAATTGGTGCCTGTACTGACTTCTCTGCTGCTTCCATTGCAAGTAATGCAAATCGGTTGCGCAATAACTGAATACCAAGCACGTCATCAAACTGTCCACGCATCTCACCATCAATAGATGGTTTGCGTGCAACAACAACCATCATCTTACCAAGCGGATTAGCAGCCTGAGAAAGAACTAAATCATTTCTACGTGGTACATAGATTATAGATTGGTCTTTATCGTAGTAACGAATCATCTCAATTACTGCATTAAGGTCTTGCTTGTAGCCATCTGAACCAAGAAGTTCTCTATCATACTCTGGGAACTGAGATACTAGTTCACCAAGTGTCATAGAGTAACGCTTAGCAAATGCCACACAACGTCCATAGCGGTCAAACTCTGGGTAAGCCCCAATAGGATTTTCTATGCGGATACGTGGCAGTTTTGCTTCATCGTCTAGTTCAATAATAAACGGGACGAATCCATATGTTAGATACCAGTCAGCACCTGAGTACATCTGTACTGCTAGGTCTGAGTGTTGGAAATAGTTAGAGGCAATACGAGTGCGCTTGTCAGCAAAGGTACGTGCTCTATCAGATACCTGGTTGGCTGCAGAGCAGTTAACGGCAGGAAGCGGAGCCATAACCTCAGATAGGTCACGAGCAACAATGTCAATAAAGTTTGCTACTACGTTTGCATCAACACCTTCTGGAAAAAAGTTAGGATATACCTGAGCAATCTTTCCTTTACGGACAGCAAGTACGTCAAGATTACGAGCATCACGTTCGTGATTGCGGTAACGCAAAGAATCAACCCGTGCAGTTACTTGCTCTATTGATAATACCATTATTGTCCTAACGATTGATTAAAAAAAATTATTTCTTTTTTCTTGATGCTTCGTAATCTGCTGCAGCCTTTGAGCCAGGACGATAAGGAACTGGTCCAGTATAACCTCCAGCAGCAGTCTTGCCCTTAGGAATAGTAACTCCTGTATTACGGAATATTTTGCGTGGGTCTTTAATCTGTGGGTTTGCTGAACGAAGTTCTGCTAATGTAACGCCAGCCTTCTTTGCAATACCTGAAAGAGTATCGCCAGTTTCTACACGGTACTTACCACTAGGGATTTTATTTTCAGGTTTTGCTTTACTAATTGGAGGCTTACTAGCCGTAGAAAAACTTGGACCCTTTGGCTTATCTTTAATAAATCCTTGTGGGCGACCACCACGACCTGTAGTTACATTTTGATTTCCAGTTGCAGGTTTACCTTTAGATGCATCTTTATTAAGTTTGTTAGCCAAGGCGCTACCAGCAATCAAGGCTGTTGTTCCAATAACACTTTTCTTTGTTGCAAATTTTGCTGCTCCAGTAATTGCTTTAATTACCTTAGCCTTATTACCAACTTTAGCAGCAGTTTTGGCTGCATTTGCAACAGACTTTGGTACAGGTGCTTTAGCCTTAGCATTAGCAATTTCTGCCTGCATACGACCAGCAGGAGTTGAAGCCTTAGGTACAGGTGCTCCTGCTTTTGCTTTTGCTAAATCTGCTTGCTGTTGAGCAAATGCTAATTTTTTTCTACGTGCTGCTGCTTGTGATACTGTAAGTTTTTCTTTAGGTCCGATGAAATCAGCCATGTTATTTTCCTTATCCGTATATGTCTTGCCACTGTTGTGAGAAAGCCTCATCAAGGTTAATGGCGTATCGTTTGTCTGTCTGTGCTCTTGTTGCCCATCTGTTGTAAGCATAGGTAGCACTATTGCTTGCTTGTTGCATTAGTTCGCGGATGCGAATAACGGCAAACCACATAGCCATAACAGTATCTGTCTTACCTTTAGTCTCAGGTTTCCACGTTAGCAGTTGTTGAGTTAGCGCCTTTAATCCTTCAGAACCTTCTGAGGATGGTAGTTCAATGATGTTATTGTTTTGAAATTTGCCTTCGCGTTCTGTTCCAAAGAGGTTGGACATTGAGGCAACGCCGAAAGATGTGTCCCATTTGTTCTTGCCTGTAAAGTGAGCATCAAGTCGTACGCCGTAAGAAGCAAGCCATTGTCTGAGTTCTTCATCTAGTGAGTATGCTTTCTGATGGGCGTTGATTTCTACACGAAACTCTTGTGGCTTGTACTTAATAGTCAACTCTTCAATTGTTGCACGAATCTTTTGAGGTGTAGGCTCTTCCATATTGATGCAGTCAAGAATATAAATCTTGCCGTCTTCTCTGTTATACGCTGCAACAACAAAGGCAGCATTCCCCGCCATAGCGGGGTCAAAGCCAATTACAGTATGAGTCTGTATCTTAGGAGGATGTCCTGGAGCACCTGCACTTAGCAGTCCTCTTTTTCGCATCCCATTCGTGGCTCCCCGCACCAACACGGGCGGGAAGATAGAGTCTTCTTGGATATCTTCTTGTTGATAGACGAGTGCCCACGTAGATGGCGTAACTTCGCTTCTTCGTTTAAATAATGTTTCGCCGTCCCATTTGGGGTAGAAGCCGTCTTCCGAAGGAGTGTCATCGTCTCCATCCCACGGGACATCCGAGAAGGGCCAGAGCGTAACCCAATCCTCTGGTTCCTCAGCATATTCAAGGACAGCAGGCATCCCCATGTAAGTAAAGGGAGTCCTACCCCCAGACCAATGCTTAGCATTACGAAGTTCTTTATAAAGGTCGTTAGCAGCAATTCGTGTCCCAACTACTAGCAGTTTGCCGTTCTTGCCCAGACGGGTAATAACTTCCTTCTGCAACCAATCCATCTGCTTTTCCCACTCATGGGCGTTAGCAGTAGTGATGCAGTCGTCAAGGATAATCAGGTCAGCACGGGCACCGTAAATCTGACCGCCCATACCAAGGGCTTGGAGGGTAGGGTCCTTCTCGCTAGAATTACGCGCATCGCCCCCAAGGTAGACTGTATCGGCTTTCCAAGTATCAGCGTCTTCTTTCCACCCGCCATCTGGACCATATGCGGTCTGCAGTTTTAGCCAGCGTGGATGAGACAGTCGTTGCTTGATAGCGTAAACGAACTCTCTAGCCTTATTCAAAGTCTTTGAGACCACAATGATGCGGACGTTAGGATTGAGAGCGATGCGGTAAGTTGAGTAGTTCACCGTGATGACGGTGGACTTAGCATGTTCTGGCGGTACGTTTACCAGAAGTCTATTGTTTTCCCCAGGCTCGTAAATCATGGATGGATGTAACCAGGTAGGTTCGTATCCCTCTAAAAGGTCTACCCAGTCCTGATGGTGTGGAAATACCGTTTGTCCCAAAAACATCTTAGAGAAGTCTGAGAACTCAATTGACTCCTTCTTGAGCCCTAGGGCATCAAAGGATTGCTTGGTTCCCTCTTCCTTGGCGGCCTCAAGGTCTGCTGCAAAGGCAGGGTCTCTACGCATCCACTGACGGATGGTGTCTGCCTTCTTGTTTTCAGATGCCATAGCCGCTTGAATGGTATAGCCAGACTTGATACGTTCAAGTACGGCTGCCTGTATAGCCTTTAGGTTCTTGACGTTATGATGGTCTTTACCCTTTTGAAATCCTGATGCCATAGGTCCCCTTATGGCAGTACTATCCCGCCTATTAAGTACAGATTGTACAGTTAGTCTGTACAGTCTAGCAAGGCTCCAAAAAGCCTTGCAGTATATAGTAGAATAAAAACAATCTCTATATATACTTAATCCGTTCAAACACCTAAAACGAACACTTTTTATCCTGTGAGTTTTTAGATACTGTAAAAGCCCTGCTCAGAGCAGTGTCACTATACCCTCAGAAATATATTAGTAGAGATACTACTATGTAGTGGCTGGCAAATTAATAAACCTAGGGTCTGATAGAACTAGACCCTGTAGTTTATTAATTGCTCCCGCATACCTGCTGATGTCTACTGCAGAGTAGTCTGCCTACCACCTATCAGGGGGCATATCCTATCTACATAACTGTATCTACCAGTCGGTATTAAATCCAATTATATACTCTGGACTTGCACTTACTGTTAAGATATCTAACGCACGGATGTCCAAGCAACTGTTGTCACGAGTAACCTTGCTTATGCTACTGAATCAGGAACTAAGGTCTACCACCCGAAGTCACGGCTTGAGGTGCGACTAAGTGAAGTATCCGCAAGTAAGAACCTGTTGTTCAGAACTGCAAGTCGGAGCGAACACGTGAGTGCGCTCATCACTAAGCCCTCCTCTTAGCCCAACTACTATCCGTTAGCCAAGGCTTTGCAAACCTTCTAACAAGTGTCGTGTTTAATGCAGGACACAATCTAACCATCTAAATCTACTGGTTCTAAGGCCATGTTTCTCCTAAGTGGCTTGGTCGCTACCATGTGGATGCGATGGGCTAACAGTCGCATGGAACCTGCTTGCCTGTCAAACGGAGAAACGTGTTTGACACGCGCAGAACCACATGCACTGTAAAGCCAATCGCACCACAAGGTGCGTACCAATCACTAAGGAGAAATCATGTCCAAGAACCAGTACGATTTAGAAGGTGAGATTGTTGCATTAAACATCGACTCTTCTAAGAAGGGCAAAGCCTATGCTAACGGCATAGTTGTTCTAAGAAATGAGGAGGGCAAGTTCGAGTCTTCTCACGCATTCTGCTCCTTTGATGCAGTTGCTGAACTAACAGTTCTACACTTGCAGTACTTCTCTAAGTCTGCACCAAAGCCTGAGACTTCAGGAGGTGACCTTGCGTTCGATGATTCAGTTGCTGAAAGCAAGGAAACTCGTGAGCGTACAGTTGCTAAGCCTATCCGTCCAGTTGTTATCTTAACTGGTAAGTTCAAGTCTAGCGAGTATAAAGGTAATTGGAAAAATACCTTTATGGTAGATGCAGTTAATGCTTAATAGGAAATACCCCCTAGAAATAGGGGGTATTTTTTTGACTACTTGCCTGTTATTGATTGGGTTTGTAGGTAAGGCCGTTTCCCGTAATCTCTACGGGATTCTACGAGAGGAGATATAAAATGAAAGTTTTAAATCTGCGTGCTGTTAGTGAAAATGCAGGTGTATATATAGGCAGAGGTTCTGCTTGGGGCAATCCTTATGTGATAGGTAAGGATGGTGATAGAGCAGAGGTGATTGAGAAGTATAAAGTGCATGCGTATAATAAATGGGTAGAAGACCAATGGTTCGGAATAGATTGGCTTGAACCATTAAGAGGTAAAGATTTGGTGTGCTTCTGTGCACCGCAGGCATGTCATGGTGATGTGCTGTTAGAGATGATAGGAGAATGAAATGAACGACCATTGGAAAGTAATCGCTAAAATGTACGAGTGTCCTGAATGTGGTTGGGTAACAGAGTGTTATCCAAATTGTCCAATAGAAAAGGAAAACAAATGATAGAACTATCACCACGCCTTGCTATCTATGACATAGTAAAGGCTGTAGAACTAGGCGATATCACCCGCTATCAAGCCAACGAGTTCATCATGGATGTACTGATGAACATACCACCACACCCATCTACAGAAGAAGGAATCAACTCATGACTAAAGAACAGTATGACGCTATACTCTACCGTGCCATGTCCGATGACGGACTGATGGCACGGATAATGTCAGAACCACCAAGTGGAAGCAAAGGAGAAGACTAATGAGTGAGTACGCACAATCTCAGGGCATATCAGTATCCAACACATGTTATGACTGCGCCCTAGTCAGTGAGTATAGTCCAGAACTACGATGTCTTACATGTGATGAGGATAAAGAAAGTAGAGATGATGCTATAGCCTACGAATTAGTAGATGAGGGTAGCATGCAATACAAACACCAATGGTCACGAACTGATGACCAACCAAGTGGTAGTGACTGGACTGCATCAGAAACATACATCAAACCCCAATCATGGGTTGCTAGAATGACAGAGAAATGGGACGATGACAACCCATTCCACCTCATTGAACTATCAGTTCAATTCGAAAAGCCAGAAGAAGATTACCTAACAAGACATGAGTTCAGCCCACCTATAGTACAACTCGTAGACGGAGGTGTGCTTGATAACCTATGGGAACTAGAGGATTACACACAGTACAAGCGTGAGAAGCAGTGCCAATGGTGCAACATACTCACACCTAAGATGTTCAATGACTGCCAGTCATGTGACAAACCACTAGAAAATAATATAAAATAATAAACAGGGCGAACCCCTCACTTCGTGAGAGGGGTTCGACCCTGACCAACTAACAACAAACAAGGAGATAAACATGTTACAAAATACACTAATGGTTAGTGGCTCTATCAAAGCGTTCACTGACAAGTCATTAAAAACTAACGAGTATGGTACACAACTACTAGGTTGGATAAGCCAACGAGATGTGGCACGTATGAGTAATGGAGATGCAAGCGGTAACCCACGATACATCGTAGGTGTAGGCTTCAAAGCCACCGACCCAGCAATCATTGCTGAGTTAGTAGCACTAGATAAAGCACGACAAGGCACAACAGAATCATTACCAGTAACACTGATTGGACGCTTGACCCAATGGGTTGCTAAGTCCAAGACAGGTGGAGCAGATGAGTTCCGCTACCAGTTAGAAGTACTAGACATACAAGAAGTATAAGCAAGCAGAGGCAGGGACTAACTATCCCTGCCTCACCCGCACTAACGTAATCCATATAGGATACTACGAGTCCATCTACATATACAAGGGAGAAAATTATGTACCTATCATACTATGATATAACAGCAATAGTTATAGCATTAGGCACTAGCCTAGTGCTGTTAGTTATTATGTTGTATGCTAACATACAACTGTTAAAAGAAAATAGATTCCTCAGAGACAGACTAAAAGTCTGGCGCCGTAAGTCAATACAGAATCAAGGAGAGTAACATGGGACTAGACATGTATCTGTACGAGAAACAAACACATGAAGTAGCATACTGGCGTAAGGCTAATGCTATTCATGGCTGGATTATAAATACAACTAATGCAGTAGATGATTGCACACCTATTAGTCTAACTAAACAAGACCTATACAATCTACGTGAGGTATGCATTAATGTATCCAATGTACACACAGAAGATTATGCAGAAGAAATGCTACCACCTACAGCAGGATTCTTCTTTGGTGGTAATGAAATTGATGAATGGTACTGGCAAAACATAGAAGAAACAATTATCCTACTAAACAAAGCATTAAATGAATCAACAGATGATGCTATGTTTGAGTATCAGGCTAGTTGGTAAGCCATGACTGAGCCAAGAGATGACGATGACACTGCACTAGGTAAAGATGGTGACTGCGAGTACTGCGGTAACTTTGTGATAGAGTGTACCTGTAACAGTGAACCTGACCGTATGTATGGAGACGAAGACTAAGGAGTACTACCTTGGATAAGAACTTTAAGAAATACATAGCAGTAAGCAGCAGCATACTACTAACACTAGTCACAATGGTAGGTATACCATTAAAGGCATACTCACAACAAGTAGAACGTGACCCTAAGTGTATAGATGAGTGGTCTAAGCCACGCATCTGGACACCACACCTATCTAAGATGTATGCTCTGTCATACATGAAGACCTGGTATCCCCAATGGGGCAGAGGTGAACACAAAGCACTGATGAAACTATGGGGTAAAGAATCAGGCTGGAACTACAAAGCAGACAATCCTAACTCAACAGCCTATGGCATAGCACAAGTACTAGGTACCAAACATGGTACCCCAGCCCCGCGACAGGTCGCTCGGGGGCTGGAGTATGTAGTCCATAGATACGATAGTCCATCAATTGCATGGGCACATTGGAGGAAACATGGCTGGTACTAAAGAATGGGAAGTAAAGATAACGTTCTTTGTGGAAGCAGATAATGATGATGATGCTTTACGCAAAGCAACAAGCACGTTACGCTATGGTGAAATAGATGTAACATGGGCATGGATAAGCACAACACAAACAAACAAAGGAGAAGCAAGTGAATAAAACAGAAACAAAAGCAAAGATAGATGCACTACTACCTACAACTGGACAAGATGAGTACGGACAGTATGAGATAGGCTCAGAAGGACAACGCAAGGCTGCTACATTAGTAGAGTATGCATACAATGCTGATACAATATCAGATGATATGATACCTCATGTGTTGTTAGCACTCAAAGATATACAAGTACGTGACTATGCAATGGGACTTATAAATCCTAAGAATGATAAAGGCTTATCGTTCTTTAAGTTATTGACAAAGCATGCACCTAGAAACTACAATGCTGCACCTACTACACTGCTTGCTCTCGTACATTACGAGAAGCATGAAGATGGTAAAGCAGATGAATTACTACGACCAATATTAAAAACAAATTATTCATTAGCAAGACTATTGAGTAGAGTGTTTGAAACTAACTGGCCTGTTGGTGCATTCGAAGCAATGCGCATGGAACTACACCCTAAAGTAAAAGCAGGTATATTCGGAGAGGTAACAGATGACAACAGCAACAAAGAATAAGTCAGCATGGGTAAGAGGTGGCACTGCAGTTGAGGCTACCTCTGCCCGTGATGCAGCCATACAAGCAGGACTTAACTGGACTGTACGTACAGCACCATTAGTAGCAGAGGCAACGCCTCTATACATAGACCCAAATGGTGTAACACCAGCCACATACATAGATGTACCTAAGAAGCAGGCTATTATCCGTGAGGATAACAGCACTGTTATAGGTGTGGTAGGTACCAAGTATAAGATGGTTCAGAACATGGATGTATTCAATGCATTGGATACACTAGTAGACTCAGGTGATGCACGATATACTGCAGCAGGTGAGTTCAATGGTGGCTCTAACATATGGATGTTACTTGAATTACCACAAGGTATCAACGTAGCCAATGACCCACATGCTGCGTTCCTATTAATTAAGACATCACATGATGGCTCATCATCAGTAGTAATTAAGCCAATCATTGAGCGTTTGTTCTGCGCTAACCAAGTCAACGGTTTGATTAGTAACACACGTAGAAAGTACAATGAGTACACATATCGCATGACACACACAACTAATCAAGAGTTATCTATCTCAGATATCCGCAACATTACTAACCTAACATACACAGCCATACAAGACTATGAGTTTGTAGCAAATGGATTGTTAGGTCGCAAGATGACACGTGAACAAGCAGTCAACTTCTTCAAAGCAGTATGGCCTCTACCTACTATAGTAGAAGACAAGCCATACGACTTACTCACCAGAGGTGAGCGCAAGCAACAGACTATAGCAAAGGATGCACGTGCTAGTGCATGGGCTATCTACTCAGAGTCAGAGACACAAGAGAACATCAGAGGCACAGCCTTCGGTGCATGGCATGCAGTAGTAGAACATGCTGACCACTACGCTACGGGTGGCGCGTCTCGGCTTGCCGCCGCCACCCTGAGTGGTCGCAATGATAAGGTAAAGACTAAGGCTTTGTCTTTACTTACTGTATAATTCCGTATGCATACTGCGTAAGCAGCGATAGCGCGGATGCACCTGAGTATGTGGATAAACTACTCACCTAAACAACGAGAGGAACAAATGAACACAATCACAATATCAGATACGGAGAGTCAGAACGGTGCTATGATTACATACACAGACCATGAGATAGTACGAATGATAGCCGAACTAAAAGACTACAAGGACAGACAAGAAAGACTTGGAGATGCAAATGTCAACCTCAACAAAGATATCCGTACGCTACGTGAAAACGTCCGTGACTTCTTCAGTGAGGTTGAATGGTCAGATGGTGAGCAAACAGTACAAAAGTCAGACGTCAATAGATTACTTGAATCTATTGGTGCAAACAGACTTACATCCACATATGGTGGTTCATTCACCATTACTGGTACCTTCCAAGTAGAAGCAGAAGATGAAGACGAAGCAGGAAGTAAGTTTGTAGAAAGTGTTGATGTTAACTTCTATGAAGGTGACATCACTATAGATGACACCACAACAGATGACATAGCAGAGGACTACTAATGAGTAAAGAATTTCAAGATTCATTAGACCGTATGGCTGAAGCAGCACAAACAGTACTAGATGAATTACTAAAAGAAACAAAAGAAGATAACTAAACTTGGCGACATGCCAGCATCATCATACATAGTCCGTCACACTATGCTATGATGAGGGCAGGTTAGAGGTGGCAGGGTTTTGGTTCTCTCCTTGTTCCTGCTCCTCTAATCTACTTAACAAGGGAGAACTATGACAGTAGAAATAGCAAGAGATAGATACGGTAGACCTATGGTAGTGCCACCTAAGGGTGGCAAAGCAGTACCATACACACGCACTACTACAGTTGCAGGTTCATTAGATGATGGCACTGGGCTAGTAGCATGGAAGTTACGTATGGCAGCAGCAGGTTTAACCCTGCGTCCTGACCTATTGCTTGCTGCATCAGCAGCCAGAGAGAATAAGTTAGAGATGGACAAGTTAGTAGAAGATGCTATGGAAGCAGCAGGTGCTACATCAGCAGCAACTATAGGCACAGCCATACATACACTGACAGAGAAGCACGACAGGGGCGAAGACCTTGGCGTGATACCAGAAGATTATGTTGCAGACATACAGGCGTATGATAATGCAACTAAAAACTTTGAGAATATATTCATTGAACAATTCTGCGTGCTAGATAAGTATAAGATTGCTGGCACACCTGACCGTATAGTTAGATACAAAGGAGAGTTGTTTATCTCTGACCTAAAGACTGGTAGTATCTCTTACCCAAACAAGATTGCCATGCAGTTAGCCGTGTATGCGCACGGCCTGCCGTATGACCCTGCTACGGCAGTCCGTAGCAGTTGGGGTGATGTGAACCAAGAACGCGGTATCATTGTGCATCTGCCAGCAGGCAGTGGCAAATGTGAACTGCACTTCGTTGACATCAAGCAAGGATGGAAAGGTATTGAACTAGCAATGAAAGTTCGTACGTTCCGAGACACAAAGAAATCCCTAGTAACATCTATTCAAGGAGAATAAATGCCAAGTACGGAAGCACCTATCAGCATCACAGTTAAGACAGCAGCAGGCAGTCTCGTTACTGTTCGCGCCGAGAACGGCGATGAACTAGACCAAGTAGTAGCACTATCACTAGCATCACTAGCATCAGCAGTGCATGAGTTAGAGGCAGCAGTCAAGCCTACTAACACAGCAGTACCACCTAGCCCACAGATAGCAGCAATTGCTACATCATTCGGTGCAACCGATGTTGTTACACACACAGCACCGTTTGTTCCAGCAGCATATACTCATGTAACTGAAGGTCAGCGTCTATGTCCTCATGGTAACATGACACGCATTCATGGAATGACAGGTAAGTTTGGCCCTTACAAGGGCTACTTCTGCCCTGCTAAGCAAGGCGACATGACTAAGTGCACCACTCAATACATCAAAGCAAATCAACCTGAATGGAATAGTTTCCAAGCCGACCAAACAAAGGCATAAATGAAAACATTACGCCGTAGTATAGGCAAGCCAGAGGTGGGGGGCGAACCACTTGCCCCTCCCTTTCAGGCTTTCCAAAGAGAAGGCATGATACTTAGGCGAGCAGAGGTAACTGTAATTGCAGGTACACCTGGAGCAGGCAAGTCATCTATTGCATTACATATCGCAGCAAGGTTAAAACAACCAACACTATACTTCTCTGCTGATACTAATGCACA